CACCGCAGACCCCAACGACGACGACGCCTTCTCCGTCGACCACGAGAAGCCACGCTCAACACACCCGCACCTCGCCGAAGAGCCCACCAACCTCCGCTCAGCGCACCTGCGATGCAACAAGTCCCGCGGCGCACGACCACCATCACCAGGGCTCGGCGTGACATCCCGCCAATGGTGACCGCACCACAGGCCGTCTCAGGCCACAAGCCCACGCCGACGGCTCACGCTGTGCGACAGCGCCAGAACGCCCCGGAGGAACCCACACGCGACCCCACGACACCCGCTGAGGGTGGGGGGGTCCGAATCTCCACCCGCACGGCGCCGCGACCACTTCGCCGATACTCGACTCTCTCCCCCCTTGCTCGCAGGGGGGGTCTGGCCCCCTGGGAGGTCCCCGTGGGTGAGGTCCGGGAGGCCACTGAGGCGTCGCTGAAGGCTGCGTCGCACCTGACGGCGATGGATGCCGGTGCGCGGCGGGTGCTGCTGAGCCTGGCTTCGACGATCGACGCGGTGGAGGACGGGGCGAGCGCGGCGGATGAGGACGGGAAGCCCCGGTCGCTGGACAACGTCACGATCCCGACGTACCTGAAGTTCTGCGAGTCGCTGGGCTTGACGCCGGCCGGTCGTCTGCGGTTGGGCGATCAGAAGAAGGAGGGCCCGGGTGGCAAGCTCGCGTCCCTCCGGTCGGTCCACGGCGGCAAGAGCGCCTAGGCGGTACGGCTCCGAGACCCCGCGGATCTTCACTCCGCCGCTGCGGAAGCTGACGCCGAAGACGACTCTGGGGTTCTCGGTCATCGAGTTCGCGACCGAGGTGCTGCAGCTGGACCTGTTCCCGTGGCAGCGCTGGCTGCTGGTGCACGCGCTGGAGCTGCTGGTGGACGGGTCGTTCCGGTTCCGCAACGTCGTGGTGCTCGTGGCCCGGCAGAACGGCAAGTCGACGCTGTCGCAGGTGCTGTCGCTGTTCTTCCTGTACGTGCTCGGGACGTCGCTGGTGATCGGCACAGCGCAGGACCTGGACGTCGCCGAGGAGATCTGGCAGGGCGCCGTTGACATCGTCGAGGAGACCCCAGACCTCGACGAGATGAAGGAACGCGTCGTCAAGGTCAACGGGAAGAAGTCCCTCGAGCTGAAGACGGGCGAGCGGTACAAGGTCAAGGCGGCGAACCGTCGCGCCGGCCGTGGCCTCTCCGGTGACCTGATCCTCCTCGACGAGCTCCGCGAGCACCAGTCGTGGGACGCGTGGGGGGCGATCACGAAGACGACGATGGCTCGGCCGAACGCCCAGGTGTGGGCGCTGTCCAACGCTGGCGACGCGACGAGCATCGTGTTGCGGTACCTGCGGAAGATGGCGCACGCCGAGCTGGGTGACCCGGACGGTGTCAACGCTGACGACGACCCGGCGGCGCTGCTGGCGGACAACGAGGAGTTCGAGCCGGAGGACCTGGAGGTCGAGGAGGACGGCACGCTCGGTCTGTTCGAGTGGTCCGCTCCCCCGGGGTGCGATGTGGCCGACCGTGACGGGTGGGCGATGGCGAACCCGTCGATGGGGCACAGCATCACGGAGCGCACGATCAACTCGGCGTGCAAGACGGACCCGGAGTGGGTGTTCCGCACCGAGGTGCTGTGCCAATGGTCGGACGGGTCGCTCGAGGGCCCGTTCCCACCTGGGGCGTGGGAGGCCGGCACTGACGCGGCGTCGCAGATCGCCGACGAGAAGGTCAAGGCCGGCGTCGACGTGTCGTTCGACCGGTCCAGGGCGCACATCACGTTCGCCGGCCGCACCGCTGCAGGTGTCCCGCACGTCGAGGTCGTCGCATCCCGCGCCGGGACCGACTGGGTGAAGCCGTGGCTGCAGGAACGCGCCGGCATCATCGAGGGCATCGCCGGACAGGGCCGCGGCGCCCCGGTGTCGGGGCTCCTGGAGGACCTGAAGGAGGGCGGCCTGCCGGTCGTGGAGTGGCAGGGCTCGGACCTGACGAACGGATCCGGCGCGTTCTACGACCTGGTCCGCGCGAACGGTGTGAAGCACCTCCCACAGCCCGTCCTTGACGTCGCCGCGGCGACCGCGGTGACGAAGCCATCCGGCGACGGGTGGCTCTGGGACCGCAGGAACTCCCCGACCGACATCGGCCCGCTGATCGCCGCGACCGCGGCAGTGTGGCTACTGAACCGCCCCGTCGAAGCGCCGACCCGCTCGAAGTACGAAGACTCCGATCTGATCGTCGTGGGGGGATGACATGCGCCGCCCTGACCGTCTGCTCCGCGACTCGATCCGCAGCCGCTACCTCGTGACCCTCGAGAGCGACGAGGCGTTCGACGGTGTCCTGATCGACGCGGACGACATGCACGTCGTCCTCGCCGACGCGGAGTCCGTCGCACCGAACGGTGACCGCCTGAAGGTCGACGGCCAGCTGTGGCTGCCGCGCCTGTCGATCCGCTACATGCAACAGCCCAGAGCCTAGGAGGGGTCTGCCTTGATCCTGTCCGACGGCTCAGCCGTCTCCCTGCAGGTCGACACGCTCGCGGACCGCACACCCATCTTCTCGGACGCGTCGTACTACGCCGCGTCGGCCGTGTCCCTGGCCGGAGTGTGGGCGGCCTACGGCGCGCTGTACAAGAACCAGCTCTGGGTCAACACCGTGGTCCGCAAGCTGGCGTTCGCGACGGCGCGGATCCCGTTGGACATCAAGCGGCACGGCGAGGGCACGTCGCAGATGCCCGAGCCCGGCCCGCTCGCTGACCTCCTGGCTCGGCCGAACGAACGCCTGGACGGGTTCAAGCTGTGGCTGTGGACGTCCGCGACGTATGACGTCTACGGGGAGGCGTTCTGGCTGAAGCTGCGTGATGATTCCGGCCGGGTCCGCGAGCTCCACCCGATGCACCCGACGAACGTCATCGCCCGCCGCGACCCCGACACCGGCGAGATGTTCTACGTCTACTCCGCCGGCACCCGCAACGTGTCGATGCTCCCTCCGATCCCCGAGGCTGATGTCGTCCCGTTCGCCGGGTATAACCCGGAGAACCTGACCCGCGGCCTCTCGAACCTGGAACCGCTGCGGCAGACGCTGCTAAACGAGGACGCGTCCAGGCGCGCGACTGAGTCGTGGTGGCAGCGCGGCGCTCGCCCGTCCGTGGCGCTGAAGCACCCCGGCACCCTGTCCGAAGGCGCGCAGACGCGCCTCCTGCGGAAGTGGGAGTCCAACCACGCGGGCGCGGACCTCATGGGTGGCACCGCGATCCTCGAGGAGGGCATGGACGCGCAGATCATCCAGCTGTCCGCGGAGGAGATGCAGTACATCGAGAGCCGGAAGCTCAACCGGGAAGAGGTCTGCGCGGCCTACGACGTGCCGCCGCCGGCCGTGCACATCCTCGACCGGGCCACGTTCTCCAACATCACGGAGAACCTGCGGAGCATGTACCGCGACACGATGGCGCCGCGGTTCGCGCTGTTCGAGTCCGTCATCAGCCACCACCTCGTCGGCGACTTCGACCAGTCCGGTGACGTCTTCGCCAGGTTCAACATGGACGAGGTCATCCGCGGCGACTTCGAGGTCCGCGCGGCCGCAGCGCAGAAGCTGGTCACCACCGGCGTGATGAAGCCCAGCGAGGCCCGGCCAATGTTCGGCCTGCCCGACGCCGGCCCCAAGGCCGACAAGCTCTACGCGAACGCGGCCCTGCAGGAGCTGGGGACGCCCGCCGAGCGCATCTCGATCACTGCGGCCGCTGACGCGTCGCAGGCCGACGACCAGGTCGTCGCGGACGCCGAAGAGGCCATGGGTGACAAGCCGGCCGAACCGCCGGCACCGGCGCCGAAGGCGACGCCACCGACCCGCCGCGGCGGCCGGCCGCCGAAAAGGAGATAGCCAGTGAACATCATCCGCAAGGACGCGACCATCACGCCCACCGGCAGCGATGACGACTTCCCCGGCACCTTCGAGGTGGTCCTCTCCGCGCCGACGAAGGACCGCGACGGGGACACGCTGCTGCCCGACGAGTGGAAGCAGCCGCTGCCCGAGCACGTGAC